TTAAGACAGCAGAGTTCCAAGCAGAAGCTCAGTTAAAAGCAGCACAAGTTGGTGCTAAATTAACAGGCGATGTCAGGATACCTAATTGAATAAAGTAGATAGAGCAACCACATTACTTGGAGACGAGTTCTTTGTTGAGCTATTAGATGCTCAGAAAGAAGTCTACAAGTCGTACATATTTGGCTCACAAGAGGATGATGTAGAAGGCAGAGAAAAAGCCTTAATCAAACTACGAGCTATAGAAGATTTTGAAGCCTCAATCCAATCAATCGCACAACAAAGCGAAATTGAGAAAAAGAGGATACGATTTTTTTAACAACCTGTAAGGTGATAAAATGAGTGAAAACACCAACCCACAAGGGAGTGTAGACAATTCTGTTAGAGGTGCAGCTAACGCATTTATGTCTTTCCTTGAACCACAAGCAGAGGAGGCGAAAGCCCAACCAGAAGCTAGTGCAGAGGAACAGCAAGAAGAATATTCTGCTGATTCTGAGTCCGAGGAACAAGATGTAAGTTCGGAAGAAGCTGAAAGTCAGGAAGAAGTTGTAGAGGAATCTCCCAAATACCGAGTGAAAGCTAATGGTGAGGAGTTGGAGGTCAGCCTCGATGAACTTTTAAATGGCTACAGTAGGACTGCCGATTACCAGAAGAAAACGCAATCTTTAGCAGAGCAACGAAAAGCTGTAGAAGCTGATCGTGTAAAGATTGATGAAGCATCAAAGACTCGTGATACTTACGCCCAAAGACTCCAAGTCATTGAGCAATTGTTACAGCAAGACTCAGGACAAGACCTGTCAGCATTAAAGGCAGACGATCCTATTGCTTATGCAATCGCCATGGCAGAGAGAATGGAAAAGGATAAGCAGTTGCAGGCGGTGCAGATGGAGAGACAGCGTGTTCAACAAGAACAACAGACTCACCAACAATCACAACTACAACAACATATCAGGCAAGAGCAACAGAAGTTGGTAGAAGCAATCCCTGAATTTAAGGATGATGTAAAAGCAGAAGTTATCCGTAGAGATATACGGACTTATGCCAAATCCATCGGTTTCTCTGACCAAGAGTTGTCTCAGGTTTATGACAGTCGTGCGGTGCAAACACTTTACAAAGCAATGCAATATGAGAAGTTGATGGCAAATAAAGGGGCTACTGCTAAAAAGGTAGCCGATGCGCCTAAGACTCTTAGACCAGGGACTTCCAACCCTAAAAGCTCTGAAACGGAATCAGTAAAAAAGGAACGAGCAATCCTTCGTCAAACAGGCAACAAGAAGGATGCAGTTCGATTATTTGAACGCTTTTTATAAAGGAATTTAATTATGGCAGCATATGATCGTTATTCAGCCATTGGAGCTCGTGAGGACTTATCTGATGTTATTTATGACATCAGCCCTACCGATACCCCAATCATGTCATCCATTGGTAAAACCAAGGCAACTTCGGTAACTCACGAATGGCAAACAGACGCACTAGCAGCAGCAACTACAGCTAACGCTTTGGTTGAAGGCGCAACTGCTTCTGAAGGCACTATCACCCCATCAACTCGTCTTGCTAACCTCACACAGATCGTTGGTAAAACAGTTATGGTTTCTGGCACTCTCTTGGCTTCTGACCTTGCTGGTCGTAAGTCTGAGATGGCTTATCAATTAGCTAAAGCATCGTCTGAGATCAAGCGTGATATTGAAACAATTATCACATCCAACCAAGGACAAGCAGCAGGTTCTTCTGGTTCGTCTGCTCGTAAGATGGGTACACTCCTGTCTTATATCAAGACAAACACAAGCAAGAATGGTACTTCCGTTACTGGTGTAGACCCAACAACCCTTGGTGTCTCTACTCGTACAGATGGTACAACTCGTGCTTTTACAGAGACCATCCTCAAAGATGTTATCGCTAAAGTATTCTCAAGCGGTGGTACACCATCGGCTCTGTTTGTTAGCCCTGCACAAAAGCAAGTAGTAGCAGCTTTTACAGGATTGGCAGCACAGCGTTACCAAGTGCCAACAAGCGGTCAAGCAACTATCCTAGCTGGTGCTGATTTATATCAGTCCGACTTTGGTGTATTGCAGATCGTTCCAAATCGCTTTATGCGTACTCGTGATGCGTTGATCCTTGATCCAGAATATGCTGCATTAGCATATCTGCGACCATTCCAGACCAACGACATTGCTAAAGTAGGCGATGCAGACAAGAAACAAATCTTGGCTGAATTGACCCTCGAAGTTCGCAATGAAGCTGCTCATGGTGGTGCTTTCGACTTATCTTGATAAATAGTAGATAAGTTGTAGAATAGGGGGTGGGCAAAACCTGCCCCCTTTCTAGGAGTCTTTATGTCAGAACTCGGCAAACGAGGTAACTTAGGTGTAATAAACGGAGTAGTAAAAACAGCCTACGCAGATGGCGAGGGCGGTCTTATTATTAAGACAGAAACACAACTAGACGATTTTATTGACCATACAAAAGCTCAATACAATCAGCGTAGTGAAAAGACAGGATGGGGAGACTCCCCTTTAGACGCAAAGAATAAAATAGCATCATTACCTTTAGAGATTATTGAGACTCTAAATGTAATGGGAATTATGCGAGGCTTTTATATTACCGACCAAAATGCCCTTAAAAAATGGCTAAATAACCCTGATAACAAGGTATTTAGAACCAGAGGGGGTCAGGTATGAGAATCTCTATCTTATTGCCAGCTAGAGGGCAAATGGAGGTCGCTACAGCCTTTGATTTGGTAGCAATGTGTGCGTATACCATTAAGACCACAAAACACGAAATAGACCTGTTTACTAGCTCTGGTACGCTAATATTTGACCAGAGGAATAAACTGGTAGAAACAGCACTAGAAAACAAGGCAGATTATCTGCTCTTTGTAGATTCAGATATGAGGTTTCCAAAAGATACCTTGAAAATATTAATGTCTCACAATAAAGATATTATTGGGGTCAATGCAACTACAAGAGCAGAACCCGTTAGTCCTACAGCTAGGAACATCCATATCAACGAGGATGGTTCTGTAGATTGGATAGCGGTTTACTCCAATGCTAAGTCAGGCGTTGAGAAAGTAGATGGGATTGGCTGTGGAATTATGTTGATTAAGCAAAATGTTATTAAGAAGATGGAAAAACCCTACTTCTATTTTGAGCAGCTTTTAAACCACAAGATATTGGGTGAAGATATTTACTTTTGCATTAAAGCAAAAGATGCAGGATTTGATACTTGGGTAGACCATGATTTGTCAAAAGAAATAAAACATATTGGGCAGTATGTCTATGGATGGCATAACATTGAACTACCAAAAGAATAAGGGTTAATATGGCTTTTACATCGTACAGCGATCTAAAGACTACAGTAGCAAGCTACTTAGGTCGGTCTGATCTGACATCGACAATACCAGACTTTATTAGTATGGCAGAGCTACGCTTGTCTAGAGACTTAAGAACTCGACAAATGTTAAAGTCGGCAACGGCAAGCATGACAGCAGCTAATCCAAAGGTAGCATTACCTACAGACTTTTTAGAAATACGAGACCTAACAGTACAGGGCAATCCAAGAGTACCACTAGATTATTTATCGCCTAGTGCGTTTTCTAGAGATGCAAGGGCAGACGAGAATGGCAAGCCATCGGATTACACAATACTAGCTTCTGAGTTTTTGTTTGCACCAATTCCTGATACTGCTTATGTATTGGAGATTCTATACTATGCTAAACCTACGCCTTTATCTGCTTCAGTTAGTTCCAATGTGTTCTTGGCTAATTATTATGATGCCCTTTTATATGCTTCTCTTTTAGAAGCTGAACCATATTTAATTAATGATGCTAGGGCGCAAACTTGGACAGCATTGTATGACAGAGCAACTACAAACATATCAACTTCTGATTCTAGTTCAGAGTTCTCTGGTGTTCCATTAGTAATGAAAGTAACCTCACGATAAGGATTTAACATGGCTGAAATATCAAATTACCTAGAGAACGCATTAATAAATGCAACTCTAAGAAATACAAGCTATACCTCTGTTGCAACAGTCTATGTTGGTTTATACACAACCGACCCAACAGATGCTAATACAGGCACAGAGTGTACTGGTACATCATATGCTCGTAAATCAGCTACCTTTGGCGCACCTAGCAATGGTGCATCGGTAACTACAGCAGACATTACCTTTGACCAGGCTACAACTTCTTGGGGAACAATTACCCATATCGGTATCTTGGATGCGTCAACATCTGGCAACCTTTTGTATCACACACCACTTACGACATCTAAGGCAATTGATACAGGAGACATCTTTAAGATAGCCTCTGGTAGCCTTTCAGTTACCCTAGCGTAATGCCATTAACTCTCGAACAGTTAGATCAGTTCGGGACTTTAGAGCAAGTTCCATATTCGTTTGACCATACTTGGGAAACAGACGAAGTATGCGGTAATTGGACTCTTGACGATTTAAATAATCTTGGTTATTTAGATACATTTTCCATATCGTTTGATGATCCTGTATGGACTACTCTGTGTGTTAAGTTCCCCTCTGCATCTATCACAGCAGATGCTACAGTTAGCGCGGATGGTGTTCGCCAACGCACAGGCGAGGCACTTGTTACAGCAGATGCTTCTGTTGTTGCAGCAGGACAAAGAACAAGAAATGCTAGTGCAGACATAAGCGCAGATGCAACAGTAGTCGCTAGTGGATCTGCTATCCGTACATCATCGGCA